TTTGCGCGGGAGATAATCTCTCCGTAGCTTTGCGTACCATAAGGAACACCGATAATACTGGAAATCTTGTAGTGTTCAAAGAGCGTACCGTAAGGCTGGTCAACGATAGCTTCTACAAGAGCCTTGACTTTTTCTGAATTGTTCAATGTCACCCTTCCTTTCATTACGAATCGACCACTGCGATGGACTTGAATTTCCATCCCGTATACTTGGTCATGTCTGTTGCCGCAAGCATTTCATGGTACTTCGCGTTGAACTCCGCATCAGACATTCCGCTGATAACTGCGTATTCAATATGCTTTTTGTCTACTTCGCCTCCAGCAACACGCTTGCATCTTGTAAATGTACCTATGATTCTCATGTTACCCTTCCTTTCAAATAGCCTTAAAATCCATACCGCATCAGGCCGTATCAAAACATAACTAACCGTACACCGCCGAAAATTTCGCTCCACACCCCATCTTACACAACCGAAACATGCCGCTACGAAACTCAGCCTATATCCCAAACCTCAACTAACCTCTGACTTCCATTTCGAACCTTGACCCATCCTACCATGTAATCCAAACCCTAACTTACCGTTTCAAACCACTTCAAAGCTAATCTTGCCCCGCCTAATATTCCAAACCTCAACCTTCCCAAACTTACTGGAACACGCCCTACATTGCCCTATAATCCCGACCGCATCTCAACATAACAAACACTACCTAAACGCGACTTACCAATACTCAGAATCCATACCTAACGCAACCGTGCCTCATGCCACCGCGCCTTGCCATTCCTTGCATCGACATGCCTAACCGAAGAATCCAGACCTTACCGAACCAAGCCGCGCCACGTCAGAACATGACTTACACTATCTTGCCAAGCCAAAGATTCCATGCCTTGCCTAAGCACGCCAAGCCGCTTCTCGCCAGGACTAACCAGAAAGTCCTTACTTATGCGGCGAACTCAACCTCGTCCACAGCCGCCGCGAATCTGCCGTAGCCCATCGTGCGCATCTCGCACAAGCCGACATAGTTGCCAGCGTTCTCAATCGCCATGATGATGGCATCAATGTCAATCTTCGTTTCATCGAACAGAAGGTCGAACTCGCAAGACCAAGTGTTGAAGCGGGGGCGAGTGCGGATAACACGCGCTCTCATTACGCAGACGGAACGGACATCGCGGAACCGGACATCGGTTTTCAGCTTGTCATAGTTCTGAACCTCGCCGATGTTCAGCGGGGCAAGAGAGTCAACGATGTGAACGTACTTCTGGAAAGCCGAACCGTTCTTGTTCATCTTCGCTCCCGCGAGGAACGTAGCCGCAAGGCACTCATTCGGAATGACGAGGCCGATGTTGTCATCCCAGTACACGCCGCTCTCCCACTCAAGGTCGGAGATCTTCTGGAGGTCTTCTTCCGTCTTCTTGCGCTTGCTGGTGTACAGTTTCATTTCCTTTGCAATGGGATGAAGCGGGTTGACGCATTTGGGGGAATGCTCGATCAGAGGGGATGTGCCGTTCAGAGTGATGTGCAGTTTTTTCATTGTGTTGTCCTTCCTTTCAAAACACATATTATTGAGGAGGAAGAAAATCACAACGAACTTTGAAAATTCTTGTTGACAATTTGTAATTTCATGTGGTATTATGAAAGCGCCAACAGTCCAATACCACTTGTGTCTACTGAATTCCAAGTAGGCTGTGATTTTCATTGCCTCCTTCAAACTACGCTTTGAATATTATCACAGCCCATTTGGAATGTCAAGTGCTTTTTCACAATTTATTTGGATTATTTTCAAAATATATTATGAATTAAGGTTGTGATCCATGTGAAAGGCGAAGACTTCATTGCAATCGTAAACCCAATTCGTGAACAAAAAGGATGGTCAAAGAGTGAGTTTTGCAAGAGAATCGGCGTTTCCAATAACATGTGGTCGAATTATGCAAAAGGCTCTGAACCGAAATACTCCGTCATCGAAGCCACGGAAAAATGCCTCGGCATCCGATTTTCCGACTACAAGGTATCCAAGGAGGCCGTGTTCCCTCAAGAAGACGAGATGACTGCACTTCTCTCCGACCTACGCAATCGTGAAGACATGCGGATGCTTTTCAAGCTGGCTCATGGCGCTACAAAGGAAGACGTAGAGCAAGCTGTGAAAATCATCGAGGCTCTGCGAAAATGACGCAGAAGAAAAGCAAATACACTGTCCGGTCTGATGGTCGTATCATGATGACGCGCACCATAGACGGGAAGCGTGTGTCCTTCTACGGAGCGTCTGATCGGGAAGTCGAGCAGAAGTACGCCGACTATCTCAAGACACCGCCCGAAATTTGTAGGCCGAAAGTCCGCACTTTTGCACAATGCGCGGAGGACTGGTGGGAAGAAAAAGAGCCAGAGCTATCCCCAAACAGCGTCAGGAACTACAAGGCACTTTACAATTTTGCCCGTGATTATTTCAGTTCTATCCCCGTAAATGAAATAACTCCCGCAGAAATCGTCACTTATCTCAGGCGGTTGTCTGCTCAAGGCTTCTCCCAAAAGGCCATTACAAATAGAAAAAGCGTCATCAAGTCGATACTTGACAACGCTCTCATTCACGGGGAGATCATCTTCAACCCCTGTATTAACTTGCCAGTTGTAAAGGGCAAGGCAAAAGTGCCTCGCCGAGTAGCCGAAGCGGATGATATAGCAAAGATTGAAGCGCACCGCAACGACTCTGACATCGCACGGATGTTCTACTTCATCCTATGGACGGGATGTCGCAAGGGTGAAGCCGCCGCCCTACAGGAGAAGCACATTGACAGAGCCAACCGCACAGCGCACATCTGTCAAACCCTTGTCTATTCGTCACCAACACCGCAGATAAAGGATTGCCCAAAGACCGAAGCCGGGGTGCGCGATGTCATTCTCCCGCAGAACGTGATAGATAATCTGCCAAAGTATAATAATCCAAATACTTATATCTTCTTTCCTCACGGCTTGCCAAAGGAGAAAGCACTTCAAAAGCTGATAGACGGGTACAGACAGTCAATCGGCCTAACTTGCACTCTCCACCAGCTTCGCCACTCCTACGCCACTATGCTCCACACAGCCGGGGTGGATGCCAAGGACGCGCAGAACCTCTTAGGCCACAGTTCCATCCTTGTCACCCAAGACATCTACACCGAAGTGGATAAAAATGCAAAAGAAAATGCAAGAATGAAAATAGAAGAATTTGCCAAAAAGCGCGAAGTGTTGTCAAAAGTGTTGTCAAAACCCGCAGAGCCGCATGAATCCTCAATTTGATTCGTGTTCAACTCCCCTCACCTCCACCAAATGAGAAACCCAGTGAAATCAGCGGAAACCGTTGAAATCACTGGGTTTTTCGTTATCTTACTTGTTCACAACTGTTCACGCTTGTTCACGCTAACTGTTGTCAAAGTGTTGTCAAAATTGGGAACAGTTTCCAGCGTATTTTATTCACTGTTCGTGAGCGCCGTGCTGTTCATCTGCCTGCGCGTAGGCGGCATCCGCAAGACCTTCGCCGATGATGTAGGCAACCACAGCCGCACCTTGCATGATAAGGCCAGACACTACCTCGGCTTTCTCCGCAGTTTCGCCGAAAGCTACCATGCAACCGGACACGAACAGGGCGATAGCCGCCCAAAACTTGCGGGAAGTCAGCTTACGTTTCCAATCTACCTTCATTTTAGTCCTCCCTCTTGTACAGAGTCTTAATGTCGTTCTTGATTACGACAATGTCCTCACGGATGCCGCTGATCTTGTCTGAGAACTTGTTGTGTTCGTCCAGCTTCTTCTCAACGGACTTCAGCCTGTCCTCAAGCCGCGCGTCTCTCACAGCGTCTTCAATCTTGCGCTTCTCATTCTGATTGCGCGAGATGATCCATTGCCCAATGACGGAGCAAATGCCTGTGATGAGTGCTACAATTACCACATCGCTCACATACTGCCCTCCTTTGCCGCAATAAACGCCAGATAACCGTCTTGAAACTGCTTCGTCTGAATGTATTCTGCCAGCGCTTTGAAAGCGCCAGAGACACCGTTATCAGCCCCACATGGGCCATCTATGGGGCAAGCGTCAGGAGCAAGCCCGACCTCGTTGTCAAGCTGATGCGCGTATGCCCGTCTTGCCTCAAGGTTGTTCACAGCGGGACGTTCATACTCGATGCACACCATGTCAGAGCAAGCGTCAATGTTGTCAGAGGTGCAAAGCATCTTCCACACATGCGGGTACTCGGCTTGCATCTCAAGGCAAGCGAAGCGGGTCTGCATATCGCCATCGCCGACAGATGTATTGTTGGCTTTAGCAAATTGTAGCAGATGCTCCTTGCGCTTCGGATGCGTCCACTGACACAGACCATAGCCCACGGAGTCGTGTGCGAAGTCCAACAGCCCATTGTCAGCCGCCGCCGTGTATTGTGCGTCAGTGAGCTTTGTCATGCCCCTCTGGGCAATATTTGGGATAAGATTGCTCTCGGCCATCATATTTCCCATCAGCCCGAGAGCGCCAGCATGTGTCATGCCTGACTCGCGGAAGATAGTATAGATTTCATTCGGATTCATTTATTGCTCTCCTTCATGATGCCTAGCACCATCAGCGTTTCTGTGATAATCACGCTGGGGATGATCCACAGCAGATTCCACCAGCTCGGTTCACGGTTGTTCATGTGCGTCCCTCCTTAATTCACATCAGACCCAACAACAAATGCCCCTGTTCCCTCATTAGTGTAAAACACATCATTTGCCGTGTCGTACCAGCCCGGAACGCTGTCTGCTTTACGGTAGCAGGGTTTATACCAAGTATATGTTGTCCTGTGCGTGTTAAAATATGAGCTTTGCGACACGTCTCCGAGAGTACTGGTCACAATGCTGCGCTTGATTTTGAAGAGCCTGTTGCGATAGAAATATGACCCGCCGTAGGCTCCGATCCTCAGATAGCTATTTGACATGTTAAATGTGTTAATTTCGAGAAAAACGTATAACTTATCACCCAATGAGACAGATTTTTTCTCCTTGTATGAATCAGTGCTGAAAGAGCTAATCTGTGTGAATCCACCTCTTGAAATATTGTTGGCGCTATAGACTGCAGCCTGGTTGGATGAAAAATAAATATCAAAACGTGGGCTGCTGCTTGTAATGCTTGTGCTTAATGCAGCATTTTCCGCCGTATTATTGGTGATATACTGCATGACAGTTTCAAAAACATCGCCGCTTTGGATATATCTGGAGTTAATAGTAACATACGAATCGCCATCAAAGTCAATGTATTCAACTTCCTGATATTCTGCTGGCAGTGTTGGCTCCACATCTCCACCGCCACCGCTAACATTAACAGTCACAGGTGCATAACCATCCACGCCGCTTGGAGGATTGTATGTGCCGTTTTGTGTAACGCTCAAAGGCTGGACAACTGCGCTTCCACCGCCTTGCACATCAACCGTTACAGAACTATATCCGTCAGCGTTATCAGATGAGGCGTTGTATGTGCCATTTTGTGTGATGCTTTTGGTAGTCAGTGTTGCACCGGGGACGGCAACATGAACGCTGTCAAAGCCATCTGTGCCAGTCGGCGGCGTATAATCGCCATTTGCTGTTACACTCAGCGGTTCAAGCACAGCGCCATGTCCCCACCTTGAGGCCGATGCTGCTTTGATTTGACCATCCTCAATGTATAGCACTTTTCCGTTATTGCTCGGCGTGACAACGCCATGTATAGCCTCAAGAGCGCTTTCTATCTGCGCTCCTGTAAGCTCGGAATCATAATATGTTTTCGGCATCTCTTGCCTCCTTAAAGCGGAATAATGTCAAATAGCTTATTGCCATCTTCCAGCGCTATGTTGCCATGCCTGATGTAAAGCACTTCACCCTCATGGTCAGGAGCGGCTTCCAACGTGTCGAGAATCGCTTTGAGATTGTGGTCAAGCTGTTTGCCCGTTTGCGGTACTTTTATTGTTTCATCCATGCGCTCACCTCAGTAGAAAATCAGGATGCAGCCATCGCCGCCTTTGCCGCCTTTACCACCTCCGCTACCAACGCCGTGCGGATACCGTATTATAGCATCTTCTTCTACTTCATCTGCTAAATCTGTTGCATAGTCGTAAATAATGACAGTTGAAGTGCCTGCACCGCCACCTCCACCATATCCACCATCGCCACCAAATCCGTACCATTTTACAGTTTCGTTATCAGATGGAAATACTGTTTGGTCATGCGTTCCTGTGTTAGCCCCTATGACTGTAATAATTAATTTCTTATTTTTAGGCCCAACATCTCCTGGCTCATCCCAAGATCCATCTGGCCCACCATCTGCTTCTCGCAAATCAATCTCAAATCGGGCTATCATTCTTTCGCTGCCTGAATCATCAAATGACCCGTAGACCATTGTCCAAGCGATTTGTTCGCTTGTGCCATAGCTATGTAAGTCACCGTCATATGTTGGGCCTGTCCAATACCCGTTATCAGACGCGCCTATCCAATATACAGTTTTCCCTGCATATGTGTAACTACGCGCTCGATAAACGCTGCTTTGGTCATTATCAACCGTATAAAAAGTTGATGCTGCCGTTATCAAACCTGACCCAGGCGTAGGTTGAGTTGCATTAACAGGGACACTGTAGTGATTCCACCAGCGTGAAGAATACTGGTTCTCTGTAATCACAGCGCTACCGAAAGGTGGAAAATCAAACGGGTTAGTGTTTTCTTTGACTACGGCATACACAGTTGCTTCGGTTTCGTTTGTTTCAACGCTCCAGCTTTCAACTATTGCCCCCTCAGAGAAGTCCATAGGCACAGTCTCACGGCTTCCGTCGGGGCTTCGGCAAATGGCAAAAACTGATACAACGTCAGGCTCTCCCGGCTCATGCACCGTCTGCACTTTAAGTTCAAACGTGTACCCACCTAAACTGTATGTGCTTTGAGAAACGGGCAATTCGCCGCTGTCGTTATATGCCATTTTCTTCGCCTCCCTCTTCTACGATTTCCCATCCAGCGGATTGATTGCTCTTTCCGTCCATATCAGGATGTGCGCCCCTATCAATTCCAGCGGCAGCCCCAGCGCCATTGCCTCCATACGCAGTTGATTTGCAACCCGCTAATCCCGGAACTCCTTCAAGTGGCCTCCCTGTCTTGCCACCGTGATACACAGTGCCGTCCGGCATTTCTACATCTTCACCGTCTGTAACCCATACAAAATCTTCGCCGCTTCCTACTTTTCGAGCGCCGCCCTTGCCGCCTTTTATGCCACGCGCACCGTGCAACGCATAGAACTGGCCATAAATCGGGTTATAAACGCCAGCTACGGGAATATAAGAGCCTTCTTGGTCTGATGTAGAATATTGGCCGAATGTTGAAGCAGTTCCTCTGTATCCGATATTTGACCCATTTAAGGACTGCTCGCCTCCCTCTCCGCCATCGCCAATCGTATATTGATATATAGCAGATGGATTGTTTATTGTTACGGCTTTCACTCTACCAGGTTCACCGCCAAATCCACCGTAGCCACCATCGCCGCCCTCGGCTCCGTACCATATAGCAGAGATATCAGCATCTTTTGCTACATATACATGCCCTCCGCATTCTTCGCCATCACTACCGTTATATCCGCTATGACCGCCTTGACCACCACCAATCATGACAACGCGCATTGACGGTTCTTCCATCTCAAGAATCTCTTGCGGGACAACAAAAGTGCCGCCGTCCTCTGCAAACGTGGCTTTGTCGAGGATGATGCAATTTTGATACAGGCCAGCTTGACCAACAGGGTCGTAGCCAGCGTAGAACTCACAACGTGCGCGGTTGAACGTAGTGGTATTCAAGTCCATCTTTGACAGCAGAGCGTCCTCTTGCTCCATATATGGATTAGAGAAGCGATACTGCTTGCCACATCGCTCGTCATTGTAAACAAGTTCGTTGGAAATTTTCTTGATGTAGTCTGGAGGACAATAAAACGCAAACAGACGATTCAGCAAGTTCTCACTGTTGAGGACATTAACCATTGTGCATTGCTCAACACTTACAGTCTTTTCCTTATCGCCTGTGCTGTTGACTCTGGAAACTGTGCGCGTAGTATGCGTGTAAGGGATGCCCGTCAGCTTCCCGTTGCCCGTGAGAACAGCGCTATTGACTGTGGAGCTTACAATCGTCAGCCCCTCAGTGGCTTGCAGAGTTGACACGATAATAGGCGCTTGGTCAAACCAGATTTCCTCATTCTCAATGCGCGTGGTGGAAGTGTTATCATAAAGCACAGTTGGAGTGATATCCGTTGTGATGTCACTGTATGTATGCTCCATGATGGAAACACCGCTATACGGCTTCTCATACTCCACATTGCCAACTTGGAATATCTCAGCGTCCTCAATCGGAACGGAAGAATTTCCATTGGTGTAAACAAACGTAAACCTCGGAGAGCCGTCAGGATTCTTGATGATGTTTATGCCGTGGCTGAATATCAGTTGATACAGATTATTACGCTTGGTATCATACGGGAGCCAACCAGACACCGTAAGCTCTGCCACATCATCATCAATGTAGTAGTCGATGACAGGAGCGCCATCGCCATGAAGCCCAGAAGCGAGAATGTGCGCAAGCACAGTCCCAAACGTGGAAACTTCAAACAGTCCACCGCCGTGATACATGCGGTCAATACGCCCAATAGCAGACACGCAGTTAAGCTGATACTGCGCTTTAGACAGGCGCTTAATAGATTCCGTGTAAAACTTACCTACAAGCGCATTTTCCTGATAGTACCAAATAGGTGTCCACTCAGGGATGTTGATAATGTCAGACGGAGTAGCGGCTGATGTAACATCAATCGCATAAATCGAAGTGTCAGCGCACTCAATTATCTTGCCATCCGATGACCGGAACAGCTTGATATTATGTGTTTCATCGAAGTCCTCCAACACAGTCGCAGTCAGCGTATCAATGCTCAGTTCTTGCCCGATCAGAGACACGCACTGCGTTGTGTTGATAGACATGATGCTGTCGTTTTCGTAGTAGTAAAGTGGCTCGGTGAGAGAGCCAACGTATATACGATTCGATATAGCCACTCTCTCACCTCTCCACCAGCGGGAAGCTCACGTTGTGCCAATACTCAACGCCGTTATCCCGCAAGATACAGTATTCGCTACTGTTGTTGTTTGCGTACATGACCTTGGATATGAAGCCATACACAGGGTCATCGTATTGCACTGTGACGAACTCAGGCATGAGCAGATTCATGAGCATGTCGTGGTCTTCCTTGACCATAGGATGGCAAGAGATGTCGAGTCGCATCTTCGTTGCCACCCTGTCACGAATCATTTCGCCCAGAAGGTTTCGTCCAGCATTGGGGCCGTCAACATCGTTGCGGCTCCACTTAACGCCTTGAAATTTGATGAGGCGCGTGATGTCAGTACCGTCTATGATTACTCGCATATCACACCCCCGCAAATGCCGTTCTGTTTATCAGAGAGCCGCCATGCTCACGGTCAACTGCGCGGCGGTCATTGTAGGTCACGCGCATGAGTTCCTTGCCGTCAATGTAGACAGGGCCGGGATTGACCACGATGGGACGCTCATTGCCGTTCGCCCTCATGAACGCATTGTAGACAGCTTCGGAAATGCCCTCGGCAATCTGGTCATTGTTTGCAACAGCCGTGCGTCCACCGATTTGTCCGACCATCTCAGGGCCAGCTTCACGGGCGATGAACATTTGCCCCTCATCAGGGAAGCCGCCACTTGCGAACACGCCGCCCTTATTCGGGTTATAGGAAACAGAGCCTCCACCCGGAAGCGCTTGCGTTTGCACGGCACTGTTGTGCTTTTCACGCAGTTCTTTGAGCTTCTGAATCGCTTGCTTCGCCCAATTTATGAGTTGCCTTATCCAGTTTATCAGGCGAATAATTGCGTCAATCGGAGCCATAACCGCACGGGCGATAACGTGCATCAAGTCGAGCCAGTTGAGTTTGCCATCATGCGCGGAATCCTTCATCGCTTTCTGGAACTCTTGAACCTTTGCAATCAGTTCGTCCCAGTGCTTGTAGAGCAAAAGCCCTATGGCAATCAGAGCCGCAATGCCAGCTATGACGAGGACAATGGGATTCGCCGCGAGGAAAGCAAGAGCCGCACTGAAACCGCCAGTCACAAGCGCAGACAGCGCCGCAACAGTGTTGTACACAAGAAGCGCACCCTTGACGAGCAAGATAGCCGCCATGACAGACAGGAGGATAATCTGCGCGTCAGACAGCCCTTGAATGAACTCTTTGAACGTCAGCTTCCCGCTAATCAAATCCGCAAGGTCATTGAACAGCCCCGTCAAATCCGTCAGGAGCTTGATTACAACATCGCCGATGAACTCAAACAGCGGTTTCAATATGTTCTCCCACAAGAAACTGAACACGGGAGCCAGCCGCTCTAAGACAGCCGTCAGAACATTGAACGCACTTGCCAGCAAATCGACAGCCGCAGGTGCAAACTTTTCAATCGTCCAGTGTGCAAGAGGTTTCAGCACATTCTCCCATGCCCACATGACACCGCCTTTGAGAACATCCACAAACGCGAGGAAGCTCTCTTTCAATCTGCCGAGTGAAGCACGAAGCGGTTCAAGGTCGAAGCTCTTGAGGAAGTCTTTGAGCTTTTGAACCATTTGCAGATACTTCTCATTTATGGGTGTATCTACAAACTTGTAGCCCTCAAGCGGATTCTCAGGAGCGGTGGTATCGCTGTCGGAACTGCTGTCCTTCTGGTCGTTGAGTTTGTTAATCTCATCGAAGCCGAGAAGCTGATTTTCCCATTCCTTGGCTTTCTTCTTCGTCTTCTTGTCGAGCTTGCCAAGGTACTTGTCCATCGCGTCAGAGTATTTCGCGGTGGTGCGCTCTGCTTTGAGATACGTCACGCCTGTGAACGCAGAGAGCAGTTGGGAGATTGCGTCAGCCGCTTTCGTTACCAACTCAATCAGCTTCATGAGCAAGGGTTCAACTGCCGCAATCAGCGCCGCAAACGCAGAACCGAGTTGCCCCCTCATCTGATTGCCAGCGGAAGTAAGCCTGTCGAGCGATTGCGAGAACCTAACGCCCTCAGTGGACAGCATGGACGAGAACAGATATGCTTTCTCAAGGCCCTCTTGCATCGCGTCTGTGACGGCCTTAATAGCGCCGCGAATCATGCGGTAGAACGCAATGCGCTTCAAAGATGAGATGAAGTTGTCAAGCGGCCCTTTGCTTTTCTTTGCTTTTTCCGATACGTCCTTTATCCCTTGAGCCGTGCTTTTCAAAGCGGGTTTGGCTTTTAGGGCGTGTGATGCAATGTCACGCAGTTTCTTCCCAGCCGCGCCTATATCTCTGCCCATGCGTCCAAGAACGCCGCCAGCGAACGAACCCATTGTGCCAAACGCTTCCTTGACCTTAGAAGCTACGTTCTGAACAACAGGGCCGATGCTTGCAAATGCGTCCTTTGCCTTTTGCGCGAGAGACTGAACCGCCGCGATATCATTCTGGTCAAGAACGCTCGATATGCCATCATCCGTGGGCGCTATCTCAGGCGAAGCTACGGGAGCAGTTGCATGTATGCGCGAAAGGTTTCTGAGTGTAGACGAGTAATTTTGCAATTGAGGCAAGACACTGGACAGCACTTTGCCCATCTGCCTAATTGCTTCGGTGACTTCATATATTGAATCTGCCGCGCCAGATGCGCTGTGCTTTACTTCTATTTCAAGGCTCTCAAGCGTATCTGCCATTTAATCACCCTTTAGTTTTCTTCTGACGCTGTTGCTTGCGTATCATCGCTTCCATAGCCTTTTGCATCTTCGCGTATTCCTCCGCTTCCCTCTGCTTCTTCTCGCGTTCAGTCAGCGGGAAAATGTCAATCGGCTTCTCGATGTACGTCTGCTTCTTAGCACCACGCTTTGAAAACACATTCGCCAGAACCACAGCCAGCGCATCAAAGTTATACAGCCCTTGCAACCATGCCTGTTCATTCTCAGCCTGTTTTCTCAGCTTCCATGCCTTGCGGTAAGCAACAGCTAAATAAGGAGACTGTTCCCAGTATTGCTCATATGTCATTCCCATAACGAGATACTGCGGAAAAGCCTCCTCAAATAATTCTTCGTATGTGTGTGGCGAGTCCTCAGATTCCTCTGTCAGAACTTGATCGCCACTTTGGGAGGGTTTGCACCTTCCTCATCGGGCTTGAGCGTGTTGAACGGAGCCGCATAGAGCTTGCCCAGATGCTCCATCAGAGTCTCACCACGTTCATTCTTCACAGCCGCCAGCCCCTCAATGCCGCCGAACTGCTCATCGAGGATCTTATCCGTCTGCTCCTGAGTCATGTGCGGGTGATGCGCTTGGAACGCGCCCCAGAACATGAGGTAAATCATGGTCATGGGCTTGCTGTCCATCGCCTGTACATCCAGACCCGCTCTCTCGGCTTTGACCACCGTCTTGCGCGTGTAGTCAAGCGTAAACTCTCGTCCCTCAAAATCACCTACGCCCTTGAAGACAATAGGATTGATTTTCTCAGTTTTGCTCATCTCTTATCTCCTTATATGACTCAGGGCGAGGATAATTCCCCGCCCTATTGTTGTGTTATCAGGTGGACGCAGCCGCGAACTCGAAATCACCGTCCGGGAGAAGGTTCGCCATGTTCTCCAATACGGAATCCACTTCGGCTCCCCCAAATCCGAGATCGTGGGGAACAGCCGGGAAGTAGAAGGAATCAAGGTTCGACCCATCGGGGTACGCATACTCAATCCACATCTTCTTGCCGCCAGTCAGTCCCTCTGCCGCAGTCACAAAAGTCTCCCAAGCAGTGCGGAACGCTTCATAGTCGTTGACGGTAAGCTGGATAGCGCCGCCCGGATCGGACAGCCCCGCAATGTAAGTATGATTCTTCGTAGCCGAAAGCGGAGTCGTTTGCAGAGTGTTGACTTCATCGCCAAAGGCAGGGATAGCCTTAACGCCGGGAATAGTCGTATAGCCAGAAGTCGGACGAGTACCCGCAGTTGCTTCGGGCGCGTACTTTACCAACATCCCAGCGGTAGAAACAGCATTTGCCATTACGCATTACTCCTTATTATTATTCTGGCATCGTGTCTCCACCGCCGATTACTCTGCGGTATCGACTAATGATTGTGAACGTGTCTCCCTTATCGACATTCGTCTGCGAAAATCTTCGGAAGTACAGTCCACTCATAGCCGCTTCAGCCAGAGCCGCGATGCCGTAGGCTTCTGTGGCGGCAGTATTAGCTTTGTTGCTGACAACTTGGATTTCAAACACGCTTTCGTACTGGATATCTTGGAAATCCAACTGCGTGTTCTGAATCGGGCGCGTGTTGTCTATCTCATGGATGTAACAGGTGGGGAACGTGGATGGCTTTGCCACATAGCGTGAGGTGCAGTAGGCTTTCGGATATTCAGCTTTGATGGCATTCACAACCCGTGTATAGATTGCGTTGCGACTGTATTTCATTTGCCAAACACCTCTTTCACTATTCGCGGCAACTCCTGGCGCATCTTCCTCTCAGCTTGGAACATAGGCGCGTAAATTGGCGTTTCCGTCAATCTCTCACCGCCGTAGTACCAGTAGCCGTAGACGGAATACTTTTGCGCGTGAGTCTCAGAGTAAGACCCAGAGCGGATAGGCACGGACACATCAAATCCGTGTGCGCCCGTCACGGCATCGCCAGTGCCGAACTCCACAAAGTACACATTCTCGCCAGTGGCAACAATCGAGTACCCGTTCTCAATCTTCTTGACTGTGACATTCGTGCCGTCATTGCCGTTCTCAGCCATGTCGAAGAAGCGCTGTGCCTCTTGCGCTCCTATCTGAGCAAGGCGCTTACATACCTCATCGAGTTTAGGCTTTAGCTTCTTCGTATAACGCTCAAGCTCTTTCAGCGCCTTATCACAGGACTTCTGAGATAGCTCAAGGATTATCTGCTTCGGCATCAGTCTCCACCTCGGCAAGAGCAAGCACCACTTGGTTGATCGTGCGGGACACAGCCACAACACGGTAGTCAAACGGCTCGGTGTCGGGATCAGTCTCAATCCACATGACCGTTTCCGTGTTGAACGGGGTGGTCAGATCCTCCGTGGTAGCCGTGCGACCGAAGGACTGTGTGAGTCCAAACAGGGCAATGTCAGCTTGCCCTCTGCCACCAGACACATTCATGAGCGTCTTAACAGGCTCGGTGTAGCTGACTTCATACTCGCCCGTCAGATTGCCGTCAGAGTCCGTAAGTTCCGTAACGCCCTGATAAAACGCATACGCAACTGGGCGTTTGTTTCTCTTAAGCGTCCTCAACCGATAGCACCCACTCTCACATACGGCAAAACATTGTTGTGGATGTAGTCAAGCATATCGGAATACTTGAAGTCGCGGTGAACGCCGTTCTCGATCGACAGCCCTTGGCCTTCCGCACCAGCGTGAGTCCATCCAACCACAACAGCGTAAATCTGAATGCCCTCATACTTGCTCGGTACTTCCGTCACACCATCAGGAACGCCGCCGACAAGGTGATACATCCACGCGAGGATCTCGTTCCCAGCGATCTCGATATATGTATTGAGCGTTTCGTTGCTCGGCATATACCCGCTGCCGTCCTCAATGAGCGTCTGTACAGTTGCCAGTTTTTGAGCATCCGTCATGTTATCAGCACCTTTACGGATGGGAGAGGTTTTTACGCCTCTCCCTTATTCTTAGGTTTCGCCGTCCGTTTCGGCTTCTCAGCCTTAACTTCGGGCTTTTCTTCCTTCGGCTCTTCCGGGAGGATGCCTACCGTCATAGAGCCATCAGGATTGATTCGGATCGCCATTAACCAGCGGCGGGGGCATTCACATAGATGCCGTTGGTCTTCTGATGCTTGACCCACGCGCCGTGGTACTGACGGAAGTCGTACATCCAAGCCTGAGCCTCCTGCACAACTTCGGGGGAGAAGATGCGGGGATTAGCCAGCTTGACGGCCTGCATGATGGCAGAGGGGTGAACGATCATGAAGTTGATGGTCTGACCAGTGGTGGTGTAGCCGCCAGCGCCGTCATGAGCAGTGGGAGCGGCGAGAGTCACGGCGGTGTTGAAACGGCCAGAGGGAACGGTGATGACGCGCATATCGTTGTACATCTCGACATTGTAATCAATGCCGTTCTCGCCGTTCATAGTGTAGCGAGTGATGCCGCCCTTGAGGTTGCGGTACATAGCCGGATTGACGAACAGGATACGACCCTCGTAAGGAACTTCGGCATCGTCCAGTTTCTCAACGCCAAGGTCGATAGCCGCAACAGCCGCCGCGCCAGTAGCGATAGTCTCGGTGGTCTTCATGCCAGCCGCCGCGCCAGA